ACTCAGGTTGTTCCCAAGTGCGCTCGCCTATTTCGAGGACGATGCGTTCATCAACGGCATCGGTGGAGGGCAGCCCGTCGGTATCCTAAATGCTGATGCCCTGGTGACCGTAGCCAAGGAGACGGGACAGGCAGCGACCACAATTGTTGCCGAGAACATCGACAAGATGTACTCACGGATGCTCCCCTCTAGCCGAGCAAGGGCTGTATGGGTAGCTCATCCCGATACGCTCCCCCAGATAGTCAGTATGTCCCGAAGTGTTGGTACGGGTGGCAGTGCCGTGATGATGAACAGCATGGCAGGGGCCGCACCAGCGTCCCTGTACGGACGGCCCCTAATTCTGAGCGAGAAGTGCCAGACCCTTGGAACCGCTGGTGACATTTATTTTGTGGACTTCGGGTATTACGTCATAGGAGACAGGCAGTCACTTAGTATGGCTGCAAGCCCCCATGTACGGTTCCAGAACGACGAGACTGTCTGGCGATTTACCCAGCGGGTGGATGGTCGCCCTTGGCTGGAGTCGGCCCTGACCCCCAGGAACGGGAGCAACACTCTAAGCCCATTCGTCAACCTGGCAACGAGGTCATAAGGAGACAGATGATTAAGACAATTGAAGCCCCTGGAGGGGCTGGCCTAAAAGCAGTCTGCCCGCATTGCGGGAAATCAGACTACGACGAAAAGGAATTTCCGTCGAACTGCAAACGCTGCAACGCACCGATGGATGTGAAGGCAGCGAAAGAGTGGGCCGAGAGGCCGAGAGCCTAGTGGTGCAGGGGTAAAACTTAGCCCCTGACACGAGCAATAGGGAGGTAGACATGTCTCATAGATTGAGCGAGCACGCATCCATAGACCTGATGGACTTGGCAGACATTGGTGGGACAAATGCCCAGAACAATGGGGGCTATCTCAGCATGAAGAATTACGCCAGGGTGATGGCGTACGTCGAGATTGGCACATGGGATTCTGGCGATGACCTCGACGAGTGCCGACTTCAGCAAGCCACGGACTCATCTGGCACAAGCGTAAAAGATTTGACTAGCGATGCGTCAGGTGGGAATTATGACACCGACAATCCCGTGGATGCGGACGGTGACTTCGTAGTGCTGGAAGCCAGGGCCGAGGACATGGATGTGGACAACGGGTTTGACTACGTCAGGCTCTATGTTGCAGAGGGTGGAAACTCTGGCACGGACAATGTGGCTGGGGTATTGATTCGCTACGGCTACGCCTACCCGAAGAAAGAACTGCAAGGCGCAGCATCCACAGGCTCCCAGGTCTATGTGGATATAAACACCTAAGATGTCCAGGGTAATGTCTGGCAATAAGCACAATATCCCTGGCGACCTTGACCCGTTGGCATGGGCCAACGAGGTCTGGGCCGTGATGGACGAACAGGGATTGAGCCAGAATGATGCGAAGGTTGTCGTGGCTGCCCGATATGCAAAGGCAGAAGGGCAGCCACGGGCCGACAAGATGGTCAGGGAATCTCTGAACAAGGGAGTGACAAACAATGGCTGATACAAACACGAATCGCCAACGATTGACCGAGGTGGGGCAGCTAGGGTTTCGGGTAGACCGAGCAACTGCGTCCCTACCTCAGACCACAGACGAGGCACTGTTCTCGATAACGGGGGGGAGGATATACCTGACAGGTATCATTGGTGAGGTGACCACGGTCGTGCAGACCCAGGCCAATAACACCAAGTTGGTCTTCAACCCCACCGAGACGGGCGCAGACCAGGACATGTGCGCCGTTTTGAACACCTCAGGGGATGCGGTGGGAACCCTCTACACGATAAGCGGGACGGTATCAGATGCACTGCGTGATGACCTGTGGATAGGCATATCCATGACCTACCCGATGATACTGTCGGAGGGCGACATCGAGCTAAACTGTGCCGCCTCAAATACGGGGTCTGTTAGCTGGACGATGTTTTATTATCCGATAGACACGGGCGCAACCGTAGCATCTGCATAAGGGGGGTGAGTCATGGCAGGCAGTGTGACCATAACCTACTCGTCTCATGCGCCGATTAAGTATGTCCAGTGGGCGTGGACGAGCGATGCGTCTGGGGATGTGTCTGGTACGGATACAGTGGTGCTGAGTGGGGTTCCCCTCCGCTGGGCCACCAATCCAGGCGGCACAGCCCCGACAGATGACTATGACATCGTGGTTAATGACGAGGACGGCATTGACATCGCCAACGGTGGCCTGGGGAATCGGGATACCAGTGATAGCGAGCATTTCATCCCAGGGGGCGATGCCGACCCAGGCGCGGCCTTTATGGGTGCGTTATCGCTGGTCGTGTCCAACGCTGGCAATGCCAAAGAGGGCGTCCTGAGAATGTATTATAGATAGGGGTGCTGTATGACCACAGGCGCACGCACTGAGGGCCTTCGGGGTATTGGCAGCAATGGGTTTATTCGCACCGTCGCGAACCTAACCGTGACTGGCGACCTCGTAGTCCTTGGGGAAAACAGGGCGTTGGCTGGTACGGGTTCTTTCTCTTGGGAGGCTGCCGATGCCAATGCTGAGTACTGGGCATTTGAGTTGCCCACTGGCACCAGCGAGCACGTGCCAGTTCTGGGTGTAGGAGTTGGACTGGACGGGGTAGACCTGGGCCTGTTCGACGGCGTGACTCAGCCGACTCTGGCGGTGATAGATGCCGACAGGGATTCGTTCCTTGCGATGGATTTCCAGGCCGATGATGTGGCCAGGCTTGCCACCAACGCCGCCACGCTACGGGTCGGGATTGGTGGCAATGACGAGATAGTCTACACCTCAGGCGCGCTGGAGTTCCAGCAGGCCACCACGATTAGCCCCGCGACGGGCGTCCTGGCCCTCGACGGGGCGTCAGGCTCTGGAATCCGTCTAAACGAGGCTGGTATCGATTGTGATTTCGCGGTCGAGACGGAAGATGTGATCAACTTCTTTTTCGTCGACGCCGCGCTGAACAGCATGGGCATCAACGGAACGGCCTTATCCCAGTCGTTGCTGACCTTCCACGGGATGGCGAATGCCTCGAACAACGTAGCCGCCAGTGAGAACGGCCTGGCTATGCTCATTGGGGGAGGTACGTGGTATCTGGCAAACTCGTCATCGACACTCGCCGTAGGTGCGCTTATCAGTATCCCCCCGATCACCTTGGCAAATGACACAGCGACGCTGACCTATACCAATTGGGCGCAGGTATACATTGGGGGAGGCCCCACGGCGGGGGCGAATGTCACTCTTACTAATGCGGGATATGGTTTTTGGTCTGTGCCGTCTATACGCCTCGACAGCTCTCTCTGGGTGGAGGGTACGCCAACCGAGGGTAGTGCGGGTGAGCAACTCACATCTGGAGGGACTGGGGCTGTGATGACGTGGGCCGCTGCTGGCTCGCAGAGAGAGGTAAAGCAGGACATCGAGCGTATTGAAGACCACGCATCCATGCTCCAGGACATACTGGATGTCCCCAACTACCGCTGGAAATACGACCCCGACAAGCGGGGCAACACAGGAGACTTCGACACTTTGTATGTTGGGCCGATGGCTGATGAGGCTCCCTGGGCTATGCACCATGACGGGCGTATCCTGAACCCTATCAGCACTTTTGGGTACACGGTGTCAGCCATTAAAGCCCTTGCGGCCAGGATTCAAGCCCTCGAGGACGGACTAGTAAGGAGATAGATATGCCACTAAGTAATGCGGAGAAGACCGCAATCGTAACCGCAGCCCTGCGCGACCATCTCCCCCACGGAGGTTCGGGGAGTGACGCCCGCTCCCTGGCAGCCCTGAAGGCTGAATTTCTCAAGCGACACCTGGACAGCCTGGTGCGGTCATACCAGCGGGCACTGGCGACAACGGAGCTAGAGGTCATCCCGACGGAGACGGTCAACTGATGCCCTACCCGCAGACAGTCGCTATATCCACCACAGCCCAGGCATCGCTCCGCTCCATGATTGTGCAGCTGCGCCAGATGGAGGGGCAGGTCAATATGTACCTGCGGGGGCTGCGGGATAGCCTGGGACTGGAGGGGGATGATTGGGTGCTGCAATTGGAGGACGGCACCTTTGTGCGGCAGTCCCAGGAGGAGAAAACGAATGGCGTGGGAGCAGCTGCAAGCAATCCTCAAGGCAAATAAAGATATCAATAGGATAGAGGGGCAAGACCCTCAGGTAGCCTGTCCCATTGATGGGGCTATCCTGGTGATACACCCAGACGGGCGTAGGAATTGTCCTCTGGGAAATTACTCTACATGGGCAGGTGGCCCCAGATAACTGAATAGACCCAGC